AATATTATACGGATGGCCGCTTTGGCGATTTTGAATTTCAAAAAGACACGCTCCTACCCCCAGAAATTACGATAATGCCATTTGGGGGCTAGACTATAAATGCGCCCCCAGTGCCCCCAATTCCATAGAACTTTGAGAGCCTCCGATTGACCAGTCAACATGCCTACTCCAAATCGTTTTAAAATAAATGCGAAAAACTATTTCCTCACATATCCACACTGCTCTCTTACAAAAGAGGAAGCACTCTCGCAGATCAAGCAACTCCAAACCCCAACAAATAAATTGTTTATACGAATCTGTCGTGAACTGCACGAAGATGGGAGCCCTCATCTCCACGTCCTCATCCAGTTCGAAGGCAAATACACCTGCAGAAATCAAAGATTCTTCGACCTCGTTTCCCCAAACAGGTCAGCACATTTCCATCCGAACATTCAGGCGGCTAAAAGCTCGTCAGATGTCAAGACCTACATGGAGAAAGACGGAGACATCCTTGATTCTGGAGTTTTCCAAGTCGATGGACGATCAGCTAGAGGAGGTTGCCAAAATGCCAACGACGCATATGCCGAGGCAATCAACTCAGGATCTAAGTCATCGGCACTCAATATATTAAGGGAGAAAGCTCCCAAAGATTATGTTTTACAATTTCATAATTTAAATAGCAATTTAGATAGGATTTTTGCTCCTCCGTTGGAGGTTTTTGTTTGTCCTTTCACAGCTTCTTCGTTTGATCAAGTTCCTGAAGAACTTGAGGAGTGGGCTGTAGAGAATGTAAAGTCTTCCGCTGCGCGGCCATGGAGACCGATTAGTATTGTCATAGAGGGTGATAGTAGGACAGGCAAGACAATGTGGGCTAGGTCATTAGGTCCTCATAACTACCTATGTGGTCATCTGGACCTGAGTCCAAAGATCTACAGCAACGACGCATGGTACAACGTCGTTGATGATGTAGACCCCCACTATCTAAAGCATTTCAAGGAATTTATGGGGGCCCAAAGGGACTGGCAAAGCAACACAAAGTACGGGAAACCAATTCAAATTAAAGGTGGAATCCCAACAATCTTCCTCTGCAATCCAGGACCAACGTCTTCATATACGGAATTCCTAGACGAAGAAAAGAATTCCGCATTAAAAGCCTGGGCAATTAAAAATGCAACCTTCGTCACCCTCTACAGCCCACTCTATTCAGGTTCCCATCAAAGTCCAGCACAGGATAGCCAAGAAGAAGAAGAACCGCAGGAGGAGGATTGATCTAGGCTGCGGGTGTTCTATCTTCGTGGGACTAGACTGTGCAAACTATGGATTCACGCACAGGGACCATCATTACTGCAGCTCAGGCGCAGAGTGGCGCGTATATCTGGACGGTTCCAAATCCCCTATATTTCAAAATCACGAACCACGATCAACAATCATTCAACAGGGATCAGGACGTGATAACAATACAGATACAGTTCAACCACAACCTAAGATCCCAGCTGGGTTTGCACAAGTGTTTCCTCATTTTCAAGATCTGGAGTCGCTTACATCCTCAGACGTGGCGTTTCTTGAGGGTCTTTAAGACCCAAGTGATGAATTACTTAGATAGTTTGGGTGTAATTTCAATTAATAATGTAATTAGGGCAGTTGATCATGTATTGTATAATAGATTGCAAGGAACGATGTATGTACAAACATTTCATGATATAAAATATAAGATTTATTAATTCTGAACAGAATCATAGAAATAGATCCTGATTTTCAAAGTTGCATACACGGGATTACTGGCATGAGTACTAGCCATATACAATATTAATGCGTTCTCAGTATGGTTCTCATATTTAGCCTGTTCTTGATGGTTATATGTAACATGATGATTCAGCTTCCAGAACTTCTTGATCACAGCCTGTTCCTTGGACGCATACTGTCCACCAGTGACAGTGGCGTGGAACTTGTGTAACACCTGCAGACGATCTCTTAGGTCCTGCTTGATTGTTGCAGTACTGGGTTCATTATCAAACATGTTGAATGCCTCTTGAAAACCATAGGGAGTTGTAAGAGGACGTCTATCTCTAACTAGCCAGAACATGACAGTGTTAGTGTGGTTCTTAGTCTTGATGTTCTCATCCATCCAGATCTTACCAATAATGTAACAAGATTTAATACAAAATCTCTTCCCAGATCGATGAGTAAGACCGTTACCACGAGTAACATCAGACACACATAACAAAGTACCAGAATGCCCAACATCATTCTTCTTCTCAAATGACTGGACCTTACACGGGCCTTCACAGCCCTTAGGGATATCAGGGCTTCTGTACATCCGGTACATTCTGGGCTTCCGAAACATGGGCCTTTGAGCCCATGATCTCCTTCTGTTTGTGACGAGGACAGTGGGGGCATTCGCACGGCTGACATACGGGCTGTCGAAGTTCAGACGGCGACGTACCTTGGAGGCGGGCGTGGAAATCACTATATCGGCAGGACGCTTCGACATAGTTTTTAGCTCGTATAACGAGTATAAGGTCTCGTATCAGATCGCGACCTACGGTATCTGGAGAATACGTATTTTCTACAAGCTGTAGGTATTTAATCGAAAGCATACACCTAAAACCGTGTACGGTTTCAGGAAATTCGTTAAGCAATGGATCCCACATTATACACGTATAAAGCTAGGGCGCAAGTATTAAATACTAAAAGACGTACGGGGACCAGTATTTTATTAGGCTTTAACGGACGCTCAGGATCAGCCGACAGAGAGGGGCCACAAAAAAAATCGGCGGCCATCCGGT